CATGTAAAGTCTAATGTGAAATAATGGTATTGTCCGATAATTAGCTAAGTGATGGTTAGCTGGTTACTGGATGAATACCGGCATGGATTTTTCCTCCTTTCATAATTTTGCTAGTGTGTGCAGCATGATCTGCACGTTCAAGTGGCTGTGGCAGCTAAGTTGGGAGCTTATCAGGTTCGATCCCTGACACTTGATTAATTATATTATCGCACATAATCGTGTTTACACACGGTCAAAATGTACGCAAATATACGGATTACTCCGTTATCAGTCTAGCGGTCGATCGGGCCACTTTCCATGTAGCGAGCAAGGGAACTCTCTTGTAAGCTGCTAACAATCATTTGACTGATATTTGCTATCAGTTGGATACTAACTGGCAGCCGGAAAGACGGCAAAAAATATAACAGGATTGGCAGAAATGTCAAGCTGCGTTCTGACAACCGGGAAAGGCCGGTAAACACTCTAACTTCTGCATGGCTAATAAAAAGTCATGCTAATACATAGCTGTGGCGGAAAACACAGCTAACCGACTACCCATAAATACTATAATTCAATTCTTTCTGTTGGATAGTCAACTAATAGCATATAGCATTTGATTCTACACAAAAATTAGATGTTAGTGCTTGAATTGCGGCCGGAGAAATCCGGTATACATATAAGCTCGCTTATGCGGGCTATTTTTATACACATTTTTAGGAGGTGGTGTTGATGGGTGACAAAACTAACCAAAAAGCAACTTAAATTTTGTCGTGAATATTTGAAAACTTCAAACGCTTATCAATCCGCCATAAAAGCTGGCTACTCTAAGGCTTATGCCAAAAATGCAAGCAAACAAATCTTGGAAAATCGTGGAATTCAAAATTATATTCGTGGTCGAACTGAAAAAGTTGAAAAACAGGAAGACTCGACTGTTGATGAGGTGTTGAAAAACATCTTTAAAATAGCATCAGGAAAGCCAATTAAGCGTGATTTTGTTCAAATAGACAACATGAAAAAAGAAATCACATTAAAGGGCGTTCCAAAAGATTTTGAGGTTGAACCAGAAATGCGAGCTGAGTACGAAGAAAACGAAACAACGGTCACTTCGGCTCCAATTAAGGAGCAAGTAGCAGCTGCTGAATTATGGCTCAAATTCAAAGGTCAGCTTAAAAATGATTCTGACGATGTAGAGAAGCAAAAAATTCGTAAGCTTAAAGCTGATGCAGACATTGCTGAGTGGAAAGCTGGCGAGCTTGCTGGGACTAATAAGGCCAATGATAAAACAGTGTTGGTTGATGATATAGGAGGCAACGACAATGGCAACAATGGTAATTGATGATACACGGCATAAACCAAAAATTATTAAAATGTCGTCAATGATTAATCCGCATTTTTATCGAGTCTGGAATTCAAAATGCCCTTACATTATCTTAAAAGGTGGCCGTGGATCGTTTAAATCGTCAGTCGTTGGCTTAAAAGCTGTCACGATGATGAAAAAGTGGACTCAGCTTAATAAAAAAGTCAACTTTATCTGTGTTCGTGAAAACTCAGTAAACTTGCGCGATTCTGTCTATAATCAGATTCTCTGGGCGCTTGATATGCTGAACATGTCAGATGAGTATGAGCCTAAAAAGTCGCCGCTTAGAATCGTCCATAAGCGTACCAACAGCACTTTCTATTTTTATGGGGCAGATAGCCCTGAAAAACTGAAATCAAACGTGGTGGGAAACATTATCGGCGTATGGTTCGAAGAAGCTGCCAACATGAAAGGCTTTAATGTGTTCGATCAGTCGATTCCATCGTTTATTCGGCAAAAGCCAAGTTTTATTGACCAAGTCAAGGTGTTTTGGACGTATAACCCGCCTAGAAATCCGTATGATTGGATCAACGAGTGGATCGAAAACAAACAAAATGATCCTGACTATCTGATAGACACATCGACTTATCTTGATGATGATTTAGGCTTTACGACTGAACAGCAATTAAAACTAATTAATCAGTACAAGCAAAACGATCCTGAATATTATCGCTGGTTGTATCTTGGCGAGGTTGTTGGACTTGGAACTAATATCTACAACACAAAATTGTTTCAGCCGCTTAATGAGCTACCAAGTGATGATTATATCCGTGATCTTTATTATTCTGCTGATACCGGTCATGAAATTTCAGCAACAACTTGTCTGTGTGCAGGGCTGACAGCTAAGGGCAGGCTGATATTGCTTGATACCTATTACTACAGCCCAGCTAATAGGTCACATAAAAAGCCACCTAGTGAGCTTTCAAGCGATTTAAAACATTTCATTGATAAATGTTCAGACAGATTTCAATTACAGCCTACAAGGCTAACAATTGATTCTGCCGAGGGTGCTTTAGACAACCAGTTCTACAATGATTTTGGGATCAGGTTTCATAAAGTACACAAATTAAAAAAAGTAGACATGATCGACCGTGTGCAAGATTTATTAGCACAAGGCCGTTTTTATTACCTGAACACAGAAGATAACGCAATCTTTATTGATGAACACAAAAGATACCAATGGGACGCTGACACGATGCAAAGTGACGATCCGAAAGTAATCAAAGAGCATGATCATTCGTGTGACGCATTTATGTATCTGTGCTTGGATAATGAGCGTGATCTCGGATTGAAGTGGTAGGAGGTGAGTTTGTGGGCTTAATTCAAAACATCAAAAATCTATTTTGGAAAGGAAGTGCTGCTGTGGGAGCTACAAAGTCACTTGGCAATATTACTGATGATCCGCGTATTGCTATTCCGGCTAATGAATACGAACGTATCCGGCTGGCTAAAGAGTATTATCGTGGCAGATTTGGCGATGTTATTTTTAGAAACTCATACGGTGATCGTCAGCATCGACCGCTTATGGGTATTAATGTTACTAAGATGGCTGCTAGGAGATTAGCGTCAATTATCTTTAATGAGCAATGTAAAATCACAATTGATGGCGATGATGATGCAGAAGCCTTGTGGGAATCAATCGCAGCAGCCGAAGATTTTTATCTGACCTATGAGGAAAAGCTTGAACCGTCAATTGCCTTGGGCGGTGGAACTGTTCGCCCTTATATCACTGATGATCAAATCAAGTTTGCTTGGGTTCCAGCAGATCTGTTTTATCCGCTCAACTCAAATACGAGCAAAGTAGATGAAGCTGCTATCGCAAGTGTTACACAACGTTCAGAAGGCAACAACACAACCGCTTATTACACACTGTTAGAGTTTCACCAATGGCTTGATAATGGCGATTATCAGATTAGTTATGAGTTGTATCGCTCGACTAACAAAAGTGAGGTTGGCAATCAGGTGCCATTGAATGTGCTTGATGAATATGCTGATTTGCAACCGCAGATTACATTTCAGGGTTTGAAATATCCGCTATTTGCATATTACAAGAATCCCGGAGCAAATAACCGCAATCTTGAAAGCCCACTTGGTCTTGGATTAGTCGATAACTCAATTAGAACGGTTGACGCGATTAACACAGTCAATGATCAATTCTATTGGGAAGTCAAAATGGGCAAAAGGCGTGTAGCTGTGCCTGCTGAAATGCTACGCAAGTTTCCTAGTGGATTTGGCAGCCAAAAAGCTGAGCAATCACACCCAGCTATGTTCGATGCAGAAGAAACTGTCTATCAAGCAATGTATGGCGATGATGATATGAAAATAACTGATTTAACTTCGCCAATTCGGACTGTGCAGTATCAGGCAGCTATTGATATTTACCTACACGAGTTTGAGAACCAGATAGGGTTATCACAAGGAACCTTTACAACAACGCCTGACGGGGTCCAAACAGCTACCGAAGTCGTAAGCAACAACTCAATGACTTATCAGACGCGTTCTAGTTACCTGACCCAAGTACAAAAGCAAATAACCGCAATGATTAGAGCAGTCTTTGAGTTAGCAAAATGTGGAAATCTGTTTTCTGACGGTCAGCCACGCTGGAATGGCGATGTTGATGATTTACAGATTAACATTGATTTTGCCGATGGAGTGTTTGTTGATAAAGATGCCCAGCTTAAAAATGATCTATCAATGGTTACAGCCAACACCTTGTCTAAACAGACATTCTTGGTCCGCAATCTAGGCATGAGCAAAGAACAAGCACAGCAAGAATTGAACTTAATCAAGTCTGAAACTCCTGAACCGGCTACTAACGCCGAGCTTGGGCTATACGGCGGTGATGATAATGATAACGAGCAATCAAATGCAAACGAAGGCAAATCAAATAGCTGATTATTATACTGATCTGCAACAGCGAATCTTTTATCTGCTGATTGACGCTTCAAAAAGCGAAAACTTTTTATTGCAAGATAGCAAAAATATCCTTGACTGGAAACTGAGAATGTTAGCTAAGCTTGGTGCATTGACTACTGAAACTGTTAAACTAGTCGCTAAAACATCAAAAAAGAGCCAATCAGACATTCTAAAGCTGATTAAGCAAGACGGCTTGACGGTTGCAACTGATATTAATAAACAGATGACTGACTTGCTAAACAAACACGTTCCAATCAGTGCTGAAATCACTGCATTGATTGCTGGGTATGCGAGGCAAACAGTTGGCAGTCTTAATCAAAATGTCGATAGCACACTATTACAACGAAATTATCAAAATAACAACGCTTCTAAAGCTTTTGAAGAAATAATCGATCAAACAGTTTTGGAAGTTACAACTGGTCTTAAAACGCCAGACAGAGCGTTTAAAGACAATGTCTACAAATGGCGTGATAATGGCATCAAAACTAAGCTAACTGATTCAGCCGGGCATAATTGGTCACTTGAAGGATACACACGTATGGTTGTCAACACGCAAGTTGGCAGGACATATAATGATGTCCGAATCCAGACAATGAAAGATTTCAAAAGCCCGCTTGCTACAATGACAAGCCACCCAGCTGCTAGGCCTGCATGTGCTCCAATTCAAGGACACGTAGTTAACGTTGTGCCCGAATCGAGTGAGATATACAACGATAAATACCCGACAATCTACAATTACGGCTATGGAACCGCTAGTGGTACGCAAGGAATCAATTGCGGTCATCAACTATATCCATACATTGAGGGAGTATCACATAACTTTCAAAAACAATATGATCCTGATGAAGCTATTGCAAACATGCAGGTTCAGCAAAAGCAACGGTATTATGAGCGGTCAATACGTAGTCTGAAAGCCGATTTAGACTTGGCTAATCGGTTAAACGATAAACAAGCTCAAGCAAATTTAAAGTCAAGGATAAGCTCATATCAAAGCAAACTGAGAGACATTGTTAAAGATAATGATTTCTTAACTCGTCAATATGATAGAGAGCAGATAACTAAAAAGTAGGAGCAAGTTATGAAACCTTATTTATTACAGTATTGGGCTTATAACGAAAAAGATGAAACAACAACCGTCCTTCGCTCAAAAGATGTCCTAGCAAGTGATGAGACTATCACAGCAATGCTAGGCGTTAAGAAACATCAGTATTTAAGATTTATGATTGCTGACGGTCAAGATTTTATTATTTCAGCAGATTGTGTTCATAGTTTGACAAGCAAAATAAATTAAATATAACCGGCTCCTAAGTATGAGCCGTAAATAAACTGCTTATTTTTTATGCAATCAAATCGGAGTCGTTGCTTCGATAAAAACACGAAAGGAGATTTGCATAATGGCAGTTACACGAGATTTCTTAAAAGAATTAGGTATTGAGGGTGATAACTTAGAAAAAATCATGACGGAGGTTGGTAAGTCGCATACAGACTCTGTGGAATTGCAGAAGAAAGTTGATGATTTGTCAAGCCAAAACGAAACACTTACAGCGCAGGTTAAAGAGCGTGATAGCAAGATTGATGAGCTTGGAAAAGCGGAAGGCCTTAGTCAAAAGTACAAAGACCAATTGTCTGATTTGCAGTCGCAGATTAAGTCGAAAGACGAAGAATTTGCAGGCAAATTAGCTAACGTCAAAAAGTCAAATGCTATTGAGCTTGCCTTACGTGATGCAGGTGCTAAAGATACAAAGATTTTATCGCCGCTGTTGGATCAGGACGTTATCAAGCTTGATGAAAAGGGCGAGATAACAGGTTTAAAGGAGCAACTAGAAAAGATTCAAGAATCACATGATTACTTGTTTAAATCTGATGATAGCCAAGGCAAGAAAACTCAAGTTAAAGCTATCGTCACTGGCAATCCGGCAAGCGGCGAAAACGGTGGTGCTGCTAAATTAGATTTCTCGAAAATGTCATATCAAGAAATTCTAGCAGCCAAAAAATCAAATCCAGATGCTTACAAACAGGCGTCTGAAAGTTTAGATAAAGGAGAATGATAAAAAATGGCTGATACTACATTGACACAATTAGAACAAATGATTGACCCCGAAGTTATGGCTACCATGCTTCAGGCACAATTACCACAAGCAATTAGGTTTACTTCGATTGCTCCTATTGACACAACGCTTGAGGGGCGTCCAGGCGACACGGTAACAGTACCACGCTACAAGTACATTGGAGACGCACAAGATGTCGCTGAAGGTGCTGCAATTCAGTACAACCAATTGCTTACAGCTACTCAAAAAGTAACTATTAAGAAAGCTGGTATTGGTGTGAAACTTACCGATGAAGCTGTTCTTTCTGGTTATGGTGATCCAGTTGGCGAGGGAACTCGTCAATTAGGTTTGTCTATTGGGTCTAAGCTTGACAACGACATTTTAGCGACTGCTAAGACAGCTCCACTTGTTGTTCAACATGCGATTGATTTAGACTTGCCTGATGCTATTTCAGGTCAAATGATCGACTCAACATCAGATTTCAATACTGAAACAGATGATACAGCAACAGGTGTATTGTTCTTAAATCCTAAAGACGCAAATGCTTTACGAAAATTAGCTGCTTCTGATTGGACTCGAGCAACTGAGTTAGGTGACTCCATTTTAGTTACTGGGGTATTTGGAGAATTGTTTGGTTGGCAGATTGTCCGTACACGTAAATTGGCAGTTGGATATGGGATTGCCGCACTTCCTGGTGCTATGAAAACTTATCTTAAGCGTGGAATCCAGCTTGAAACAGCCCGTGATATTGACTACAAGCTTACAAAAGTTAATGCTGATGAGCATTATGGTGTAGCTATTATGAACGATGCAAAAATTGTTCAAATTAAGCCTGCATCTTCATCAAGCAATGGCTAAGCAACCAATTAGTCGCCTACAGAAATAAACAATACGCAAGGGCGGCTTAAAGGAGGTCTAACATGGCTTATTTAACTTTTGCTGAGTATGCAAGCTATGGTTTCAGCGCAATTGCAAACGAATCTGCTTTTGACCCGATTGAAGCCAATGCAGAATCGCAATTTGATGCAGTCACTCAAAGCTACTATGTTAAAAATTCGATTGCTGATGATGTCGATACAGGTCGAGTTGCTATTTTTAAGAAATCCTTGGCTTTGCAATGCGATTTTGTAGCAAAAACAGGTATTGCTTCGCCAACTGATTTAGTTGACAAGGCTGTTAAGTCAATCAGTATTGGGCGTACGTCAATTACTCGTAACCAAGATTATACAGCGGTGGTTGATTCAAGCAGTGGGATTTGCTACTCAGCTTTGAATTTGCTCGGTCAAACAGGTTTATTGTTTCGGGGAGTTGGTGCTATATGGCACCCTTAATTCCTAAATCAATGGCAAATCAAACGATCACACTTAAAAAATATCTTGGAACTGATCCAAACGATATTTACAACGATAGTCCGCTTTATGAAACATCTACTATTGAAAATTGCGTATTTCAACCGCAAACAATTTACACCGGCACAAATAATAACCGTGAAGTGGTTGCCAATGCGATTGTCTATCTGTATGCAGGTGTTTCAACCCCTTTTCCAATCCTCACAAAGGCTAATTATAGCTCGAAGATTGAGTTTGAGGGGAATGTGTACAGCTTGCAGACTATTGTCGACAATCGTGATCCATTTAGCAATGAGGTTCTGTCATACGAATTGGAGGTGTTGTGATGAGTATCAGTGTTTCAACTGATTTTACTGGCTTAAATCGTAAATTTAGTGAAGCAAGCCTGAAACGTGGGCGAATTGCTGCTGCTAATGATGCGATGCAAGCAATGAACACCAATTACGTACCGCTACTGCACAAAGATAGCAATACTAATCTGCGTTCTGAATCAAAAATAAGCACTGATGGCAGCAGCATTATTTGGAACGCCACTTACGCTCGTGCTCAGTTCTATGGAATGGTTGGCAAATTGCCTGGGAGTCCAGTTAAGAACTACACGACACCCGGAACATCAAAGCGTTGGGATTTGCGGCTAAAGGGCAATGCAAACTTGATGAAAAAAGTATCAGAAGCATTTGTGAACGGAGCTGGTTTTAATGGCTGATAATACGCTCGATTTGCAAGAGCAGCTTGTTAAATCTATTAGGGCTGGAACCGGCATACAGATTAAAGTCGACTACATGGCACCTGATAACGCGGTTGGGTTAGTTCCTGAACCGGGAAGTGTCAAGGTTGACGAAGATTATGCTGGTGCCGAGGAGTGGCAATATAATTATGCGATCACGGTTGAAAATACCAGCCAACAAGTTGTTAAGCAACAACTATTTACGATTAGTCAATACTTGCAAAGCCTAACTGACTTGCAAAGTGCTAATGGAACATTTGAATTTGAAGAAATAAACGTATCTAGCGCGCCAGCAATGACACTCAAAGATACAAGCGGCAATGTTCAGTATTTACTGGATATTGCCGTTTTAGTTTGGACAAACATTAACTAGGAGGTTTTAACATGACAGAATTTGTTCTTAATTACAAAAACAAATACGAAATTGATACAGCAGGAAATACTGACCCAGCTGATCTTACAAAAGCATCTTGGTCTACTTTAGCTGCTGGAATTTCACAGGTAACGCCGTCTTTCAATGAGACTGCTGATACTACTGAATATTACGATGGCGAAGGCTTTGGCTCAGATGACATCACTGGCAAGCGATTGCAGTTAGCTTTCACTGGGCACCGCAAACAAGGCGATACAGCACAAGATTTTATTGCTGGCTTAGCGCTTGAAGTTGGCGACGGTCTTAAGACACTGTTCAGATGGACTCAGCCAGATGGCTCAACAATCGTTGGTACAGTCACCTTAACAGCAATCGTTGCAAGCGGTGGTAATGCTTCTGCTAAGCAGACATTTAGCTTTACGGCAGTATTTAACGGGAAACCTGTATATACTGCTCCAAAAAGTGGTACTACCCAAGGATAATTTTCAAAAATAACTGACTAAGTCGATTCAACATTGACGACAGAGACGATAAAAATGAGACGGACAAATAGGAGGAATCAAATTGGCAATTAATATTGATGCTAAATTTAAAAACACTGAAACAGTGATTATCGGCACAAAAAACTATGATGTAGTTTTCAACGACAAGTTTCGAAAAGATGTCTATAAAGCGATGCTTAGGGCTGGTGATATGAAAAAACAAGCTGACAAAATCAGCGATGAAGAAGCTGAAAAAATGTCGCTTGATGAACAGGAAAAATATGTGTCTGATAAATTAGCTGATGCTACTAAAATTATGACCGACTTCTTTGATTCCAATTTTGGTGAAGGCGAAGGTAAACGTATCTATGACTATTATCATCAGGACACAAGAATGCTAACTCTCATCATGGGTGAGTTGTATAAAGAAGCTGATAAAGAAACACGCCAGAACTTCAAAAGTAAGAAAAATAAGTACACTTCAAATAAGCGGTGATCGCAATGCTTAGTCTAACTAAGGAGTTAGAACATACATTCATTTACCATGATGAAAAACTAGAAGCTAATCTTAGCTTTGACAATGTTTTGCGATGGTATGAGTTGCTGGAAGACAAAAGCCTTGATAACTCACAAATAATGATTATCTCGTTTGAGATGTTTTTTGGTAAGGAGTCGTTAAATGCTGATTTGATAGTTAAAGCAGTTAAATCAATTTCAGATTACATTGCTCAAACACCTTACAGCAACCCTGATGATGAGCCAACAGAACGTTATTTCTCATTTACACAAGATGCAGAAGCAATCTACTCATCATTCATGGAGCAATATCATGTTGACTTGATCGATATGCAAGGGAAGCTGCATTGGGATAAGTTTATAGCAATGTTTTCAGGGCTGAATGACAACACCTATCTAAAAAAGATTATTGATATTCGTCAGAAGCCTACAACTGATTTAAAAGACCCTCAGCTTACCAATTTGATAAATGCCAAGGCGTTTTACGAACTTGATAGCAATAAGTCAGTTGAAGCACAAGAAGAACGGATGAATGATGTTTTTGCAGCTCTTAAAAAACAAGCGCAATCTTAAAGAAAGGAGGAAGCTAATTGGCAGATGGAGCAATAAATATTGATTTTAATATTCCAATTGAAAAAGCCATAAGTGATGTTCAAAAAATCAAAAGTCTTTTCAGTGGTGTTGGCGATGGAGCAGGCGACAAATTAGACCAGAATTTTGAAGAAAATACTGATAAAGTTGAATCTAATGCTGAATCAACTCATAAAAAAGTTGTTGATATTTTTGGAAAAGACGCAGAACAAAAAATCAAAGGCAATAACTCTGATTTAAACGAAAAGGTTAGCGATTCTAAAGCTAAGTTAAAACAATTACCTGGTGAAGCAAAAACAAAGCTGATCGCTGACGCCAAAATGAACGGTATTGAGAACTTTGAATCACTGCTCAAAAAATTGCCAAAATCAAAGCAAACAGAATTGCTAGCTAAAGTTAGCGATGGAAAAGCTGTTGATTATGAGGAGCTGCTAAGAAAAATACCTTCTAAGCGTGTTACTGAGGTTAAATTAAACGATAATGCTAGTTCTGGGCTCAAAAAGCTGAAAGATGAAGCTGACAATACTGGCAGCCGTTTTAGCCGGCTTAAAGACATTATTGTTGGATCATTTGCTGGGCAACTAGTTTTCAATGGTATTAACGCACTCCAAGAGGGCATGAAGGAACTCATTTCATCTTCTGTTGAATACAACAAAGAACAGCAAGTTTCTTTAGCATCGTGGACGACTTTAACTAACAGTGCTTCTAAAGGTCAAGCCATGGTTGATATGGCTAACACGCTTTCGACTAAGTTTGGTCAGTCAAGAGACATGGTCGATGAACTTGACCAGCAATTTTATCATGTTTTAGATGATTCTGGTAAAACTCAAACGCTAACAACATCATTCCTGACATTAGCAGATACGATCGGTCTTTCATCAGATCAGGTCAAGACTTTAGGACAAGATTTCACACACACACTAAGTGGTGGAAAGCTTCAATTGGGTGATTTTAACCAGATTGCTGATTATTTGCCTATGTTTGGTGAAAACCTGTTGAAATATGAGCAAAAGGTGCAAAAAAACTCAAAACTGACAATGTCACAATTACAGGCAGAAATGTCAGCTGGCAAGATTAGCGCAAAAGATGCCATGACCGTTATTAATCAGTTAGGCGACAAGTATAAAGCTTCTGCCGACAATATGATGAACACATTGCCCGGTATGGAGCGTGCCATCAAAGCTAAAGCTCCGGCACTTGTTTCTGCATTTATCAATCCTTTTTTGACTGCTGAAAATCCATTGGCTAAGTCAGTAATGAAATGGGTTAACGATCCCTCCACAATGTCGAACTTAAAAAGCTTTGGCAAGTCGTTTGCGGTTGTTGCAAATGGTGCTACAACGGTAATTATGACTGCTTTTGGTGGAATAAATAACATTCTATCTTCGTTTGCGATGAGCTTTAAAGCCAACGTTGCAGGCGTAATTACATCTAGCGGCGTCAAAGGAACCGTTGATTCGTTTGTCGGGTCATTTAAAAACTTTGCAAAAGCTATTGAGCCTGTTGAATCAGCTGTCGGTGGTCTAGTTGGTGTAATTGCTGGTGGTGTTGTAAGAACTAATGTTGCAATGATTTCGGGATTGGCTAAGGGTTTTGAAGATGTTGGCTCAAAAGCGAACGGTGCGAAGAAACAACTAGACTTTTCTGGAGTATTCAAGGTTATTACTAATATTTCACAGGCCTTAAATGCTTGGTATGACGCATTATCAAAAATTTATAAACCACTGTATGAGATTATTGGAGAGATTGCCAAAGGAGCATTTGAGGTGTTTGCTGATGTAGTTAATGGAATTGCTAAAGGCTTTTCTAAGTTGGTTTCAGGTGCTACAGGAGCAGCAGGTCCAGTTGGTTCATTGGCAAAAGGGCTTCAAAGTGTGGCAGATCATCATACAGCTTTAAAAGCCGTTGGAATCGCTATTGGTTCAATAGTTACGGCTGTGTTAGCTATTAAAGGTGTCTTAGCAATAATGTCAGCATTTAAAACAGCAATTACTGTTGTTCAAGGAGCAATCGCAGCATTGAATGTAGTATTGGAACTTAACCCAATTATTCTTATTACAACAGCCATTATTGCGGCTGGGCTTGCATTTTATGAAGCATACAAGCACATTAAACCTTTCCGAGATGCTGTTAATGCTGTTGGGAAAGCAATTGTTTCAGGTCTAAAGACGGCATTTGACTGGGTTAAAAAGAATTGGGTAGGCTTGGCTTTGATGCTTGTCAATCCAATTGCTGGCGGCCTAAAACTGCTTTATGATAATAATTCAGGATTTAGAAAGTGGGCTGATTCAATTTGGAGTTCGGTTAAATCTGGACTTAAGTCATTCGAAAAAGGCTGGAACAGTTTCTGGGGATCGGTTGGCAAAACTCTTTCGAGCTGGGGCAAAACCATCAGCAAAACTTGGTCGTCTATTTGGTCAGGCATTGAAAAAGTCTCAAGTGTTATCTGGAATGGCCTTAAAAAAGCGGCTGGATTGGCTTTCAAAAGTATTGTGTATACTGCACTTGCTCCGCTGATTTTAATGGTAGCTACTGTAGTTGCAATCTGGAAATTAATTGAAAAGCCAACCATGGCAGCTTGGAACTTGATTAAGCAATACATTGTAAAGCCTATTCAAGAAGCGTATAAATCAGTGGTTAATTATCTCAAGCAGCTTTGGAAAGATATTGAAAATATTTGGGATAGCATTAAAAAATACACTTCTGATGTTTTTAATACTATCTACAAATTTGTCAAGAAAATTTGGGACGAGATTAGCGACTTTATTGTCGACACAGCTAAGTCAATCTGGAAAACTGTTGTTAAATGGTTTGATGAACTAAAAGACGATATTGAAGACATCTGGAATGCAATCAAAAAGTTCACTATGTCAATCTGGAATCCAATCAAGGATTTTGTAGTTGACGTTGCCGAAGACATTTGGAAATTAGTTACAAAAACATTCAACAAGTTGGCTTCTGAGGTAAGTAACATATGGAATGGCATTAAGAGTGTGACAGTTGGTGTTTGGAATGCAATCAGTGGCTGGGTTGTTAGCAAAGCTGAAAGTATCTGGAAAGGTATCACCGGAGTATTCAATTCGTTAAAAAATGATATTTCCGGCATTTTAGATGCTATTTCAAGTAAGTGGCACGACATGTGGAATGGCGTAAGCAGCTTCTTTAGTGGGATTTGGAAAGATATTAAAGGGGTGGCCAAAAGTGGTATAAATGGCGTTATTGGCTTCCTGAATGGTGGCATTGATGGCGTTGATACCGTAGTTCATTTCTTCGGCGGTAGTAAAAAGGCGATCAGCGATATTCCTAAGCTGGCAAAAGGATCGGGGCCAGTCAAAAGCGGTACTCCGGCGATTGTCAATGATGAACAAGCATCTGATTTTAGAGAAGCAATTCTTAGAAAAGATGGCTCTGTCGATATACCAAACGGTCGAAACGTGCTTACCTACTTAGATGAGGGCGATTCAGTAGTACCGGCGGCAATTACTAAGTCAATCTTTGGCAATATCCCACAATATGCAGGTGGAACTGGTGACTGGCTTGGAAAACTTTGGAGCGGTACTAAATCGTTTATTAGTAGTGCAACCGACAAAGCTAAAGCAATTGCAGATGCTATTGCTCACCCGCTGAAAACAATCAAAGGAATATTTAGCAAAGTAACTAATAGTACTAAAGGCGTATGGAACACGCTTGCAAGCAGTGCTGGTGGATATTTAGCCAACAATGCCGTTAATTGGTTTAAAAAGACTTTGAGTGGCCTTGAAGATGCTATTGACGGCGATGCAGGTGGTACTTCTGCTAATCCGTCTGGTTCAGGTGTTAAGCGTTGGACTGCTGATGTTAAAAAAGCGTTGGCTGCTAACGGATTGAGTACCAGTGATGCTATGGTTGCTAAAATCTTGCGGCAGATCAAAACAGAATCGGGTGGAAATCCTAACGCACGCCAGCCCGGTGCAGACCCAGATGGCGATGGATCGGGTCCAGCTTTAGGGTTGATGCAGACTAAGCGCAGCACTTTCAATGCTAATGCTTTTCCGGGACATAAGAGTATCTTCAACGGCTATGATAACTTGCTGGCAGCTTTGCATTATGCAAAAAGAGCGTACGGTTCAAGCTTATCCTATCTTGGCAATGGCCATGGCTATGCCGATGGCGGCACTGGCGATCAAGAGGGATATTACAAGCTTTTCGAGGGCAATAACAAAGAGTTTGTCGTGCCGAATCCGTCAGTTGCTGGGATTGATCGCACATATGCAGTTTTAGGCCAAGCGGCGGCTTATGTTGGTGCTAAAGGTGGACTGCAAAACAACAGTGCAAGTATTGATTCATCTGCTTTGCAAAATGCGGTTAATAAGCTCGTAAGCCTCCAGTCTCAAGCAAACAGCAAGCTTGAAAAATCTATTAACAAAAAGATGCAAGTCGTGCTTGATTCTGGCAAGCTTGTTGGTGGAATGTATTCTAAGATTGACCAAAAAGGCTATGACACGCTTCAATATCAGCAAAGAAACGTCTGGGGGTAAACACTTTGACAGTATTATTTAATGATTTCAATTCGGATACGCTCGGCTTAAGGCTGACAGCAAGGGCAATCGATCCTTTGCAAGAACAAGAAATAACTGAAACAATCCCAGGGATTCAAGGCAGCATTGATTATTCTAATATGTTTGGTCAACGCTTATTTCAACCACAGACAGTTACTTACACGTTTCAAAAATATATCTATGATGTTGTCGAACGTTCAAGACAGGAAACAATAATCAGAAACAGTCTTGCTAAATTTGGACTAAGCAGACTTTATGATTCATATTTGCCCGAAAACTATTATTTACTTGCTAAATGCAGTAGTCCAAGCGTAACTAATGATCCACAATATCAAAAACTAACAGTTACGCTAGCCTTTACTTGCAACCCGCCTTTTATGTTTTGCGAACTGCAAGAGGGTAATGATATATGGGACACTTTTAATTTCGATTATGATGTTAGCCAAGAAACAAGCTTCAATGTTAGTGGATCTCAGACGGTTACCCTAATTAACAATGGCAGTGCTGCAATTCAGCCTAAAATTGTTGTTACAGGTTCAGTTTCTGTTACTGCTAATGGAAATACAGTTAATTTCACAGCTGGAACGTACGAAAATACATTGATTTATCTTTTGTGTGGAGAAAATAGTTTTCAATTAAGTGGCTCGGGCACTATTAATTTTGTATTTTATAAGGAGTTGGTGTTGTGACAGTTTACCAAGCTGTTTTGTTTAAAAATGAGAATGATACAACTGGAACAGTAATCCATTCGTCAATTCCGCAATTTCCAAAGCTAGTTGATGGGACAATAACCGATGCTTTAAACGCTGTTAATTCTTTTGATTTTTCATTAGGGCTAGAAAACCCTGGCTATAATCTAATTAACCCAATGAGGTCGCTAATCAAAGTTTTTGAAGATGGCAGCCTTATTTTTTATGGTCGAATTGTTAAGCCGATTTCAAAAATGGATACAACAGGCTTAGTTAGCCAGTCAGTCACAGCTAACTCTGTTGAGGACTTTTTACATGACAGCTGCCAAGTGCAGCAAAAGGTTAGCGATTGTACGATTGCACAGTATTTTCAAGCAATCATTAATCAACATAATAGCCAAGTTGAGGACTATAAAAAGTTTAGTGTTGGCAAAGTGACGGTCACAGATTCTAGCGGATCTGCTGATCGTTATTTAGATTACGAGGATACCTTTGACGCGATTACTAATCGATTGATTGATGTCTACGGTGGATATGTCACAGTTGATTATGACACAATGACAATTAACTACTTATCAAGCATAGGGTCACAAAGCTCAACCCCTTTAAAGCTTGCTTTTAACATGAAGTCCGCCAGCAAAACAATTGACCCTACAAGTGTGATAACAAGGCTAATCCCAACCGGAGCCGATGTTAGTGATGATAGCTCAACTTCAGCGGATACTAGTTCATCAACAGCCGATAAGCAAGTTACGACTGCTAAAGTTGCTTTAAACAATCCAAATTATGTTGATAATACTAATTTGATCAATACTTTTGGCAAGATCGTCGGAACTGAGAACTTTAGTGATGTGGCTGATGCGAATGTTTTGAAACAAAAAGCACAATATTGGCTTGCAAAGCAGGTAGCTGTTGAAAGCTGGGAGATAGGTGTTTCAAATCTTTATTTAATAAACAAAACAATTGGTGACTTCAAAATTGGAAACCAGTATCAGTTTATTAATGATTTTGTTTCAGAAACGCAATGGCTGCAAGTGATTGAAATCGATGTGGATATTGTTACCCCAACTAATTCAACAATCAAAGTTGGCGATACTAATCTAACTCAAAGCAAGTATATCAATGACCAAGCACAACAAAAAAAGGCTATAAACAACGAGCTTAGTCAACTTAAAAGTTACAGCAAAAAGCAAGATGCCTTGATTGCTAAGCAGCAAGATTTGATTAACAAAATATCTGCTAATTATTCTAGCCTTTCCAAGACGGTGCAAAACATCATTGATAACAACAATGTTTGGCTGTCTGGCTCAATTTTCGTTGATATATCACAATATCAAGATGATACGTCAGTCGATTGGTTCAAAAATCTAGTTTCAGCAGGAGCTAAAGGCGTTATGATTAAGTTTTCGGACGGCTCAAGTGGTGATTCGAATAACTTACTTGCTGCTACACAATTAGCTAACAGCCAGTCCGCCGGATTAACGCTTGTTGGTGGCTATCACTACTTAGAAACTCCGGCAAGTGCGGCTGCGGAAGCTGCTAACTTTTTAGCACAATTGCAAGCTAATAATGTCGCAAAGGACAAAATCGTGGCTTTAGATATTGAAGCGGATGCTTTAAATACTGCTAAAGCTGATTTAAATGCTGATATAACAGCATTTTTCAATGTTTTAATTAATGCAGGATACACTAACACGTGTATCTATGCTAGTGCTAGCTCATTTGATAACAATTTCGATGGCAGCTTAGCAAAATACAAGTGGATAGCTAGCTGGGATACAGGCACAAAGCCCAGCGGAGCTGATGCTTGGCAGTATACAAATAAATTTAACGGCTTGAGCCTTGATGCAAGTAAATCTTACAGCAAGGCTTTTTTATAGAAAGGGTGATTTAATTTTGGCAACAGATGATACAGCATTAACTGATGCACAGAAAGCTAGCCTAGTAGGGCTAGCTACCGCAATCAGAACAAAAATGTATGGGAAAGATGTGCGAGAAGCAATCGCAGCCGCAATTGAAATGGTTGGGACTCCAGGGGTTAACAGCTACTTCACACCCAAAGGGGTGCGAGACAATCTAGCAGCACTTCAAGCCGAATTTCCAAACGGTACTGACGGAATTTGGATAACGCAAGATGACGGGTATTGGAATTTTTGGAATGGAACTGCATGGGAAAAAGGTAGCTTATACCAAGCCCCCAAAATACCATATCACAGTGTTTTAGTTGAGCAGCTTGAGTCTGGGCTTGAGGACATTTTGACAAGTCAAACATATACGTTGGGAACAGAAATGGCGCTCGGTAGCACAATCAATGACGCTGACGGTAGTGTTAATAGCACTGCAGGAAACAGATTTTTGCTAACTGATTATTTTAGACCTCGTGTTTCTGTCGTAAGTGCTATATGCGGAGCGTATAATTTATTTTATTATAAAGCGTGGTTTTATGATGAGGATCACAAAGTTATTGGAAATTCTGGCGACATCATTAGATACAACAATGGCATTTCAATTATTGATAATACCGCGTATGTTAGGATAGTATTTTTAGTCAAAACTTCTGAAAGTGGCGGATACATCGACTGGACAGCGGATACAGCAGCAACCGTTAAAATCACATATAAAAAAATAGCAGATCAGCTTATTGAAAGCGCAAGCGACATTAAGCAAGGCTCATTGCAAGTTGGACAGCTTGAGACCGGCATTCAAAACTTACTGCTTTCTGATACTGAGATTACATCGGATTCGATGACTCTTGGCAGCACGATCAACGACAGTGATGGCAGCGTTAACTCTAATGCTGGAGATAGATTTCTACTGACCGATTACTTTAGACCTCGAGGACCATTGGCCACTGCTACACACGGGAATTATTTTCTCTATTATAAAGTTTGGTACTATGATGCACAAAAAGCTTTAGTTGGAAACTCAGGAGATTTTCAAGAATACTCAACATCAATATCTCTCCCTTCAACTTCGTATTACATTCGCATTGTTTTTTTAGCAAAAGTATCTGAAACAAGCGGGTATGTAATTTGGGGAACAGATGTGCCTAAAGATGTGTCATTGTCCTATAAAACAATAACTTCAAAGCTCAGTGCTAGTTTGGGTAGCAACTTACTAACAGTTGCAAAAAGTGGCGGTGATTATGACACAGTCCAGTCTGCTATCGCAAACTCTAATGGCGCTTCGGATAGCATTTTGGTTTTGCCGGGGCAATATTTTGAGCAGCTGAAAATGGACGACAATAGCGAGGGAAATAAGTCTGCTGTTAAAAGCATAATTGGGATTGATAAGTCGAAATGTATTGTTGAAAGCGATAATTCAGCGTACAACAATGATGCTATAAGAGTTACTAATGATGGTTACTTCAAAAATATGCAATTTTTAGCAAAGCAAGCATCAGGTGCAGCGGATGGCTCTTATGCACTGCATGCAGACAACAATTGGATGGTAAAAAGCACTATTATTTTCGAAAATTGCTATTTTTACAGCGACTATAGATCAGCAGCAGGAATTGGACTGCGCCCGAATTGCAGACTGATTTTTAAAGATTGCGTTTTTGAAACAGATAACGATTTAGGATTAGGTGCTGTTTTCTTGCACAATTCGGCGGAGCCTGCATATCAAGGGGCAAATCAAAATATCAAGTTTATTAATTGCTACATGCACTCAACCAAAGGAGTTGCTATACATCTACAGCAGGTTGGCGATGATACAAACTCAATAAATTTAACTATGGTTAACTGCTTGCTCTATTCTGATGAAAAAGGAAAAACAGCTATCATCGACACAGATAAGTCACTCTATACTGGCAATTCAGGCAAAAATATTTCAGTTACTGAAAAGACTTTTAATAATAACATTGACGTTTCGTCAATAATTTCAAGTCTTTGATGTGCTTGCCGTTTTGATTAACGCTATTTTTATTGTTTAAATTACTTTAAAAAAACAGAGACGAGAAAAATGAAACGAACAGGAAAAGAGTTGATTGTATGTGCCACATCAAGTGTTAGGACTGGGTTGGGACGAATGGGGGTCAATCGTAGCTATAATTAGCGCAGTTGGCTATCTTTTACGCGGGCTGTTGAAAAGATACGTTGAATTGCCTATGCAAGGTATACGAAACGACCTTAAACGCTCGCACGAATTGCAGGAAAAGAACTTGCACACGTTAGAAACAAGAGCAGAACAGCATGAAAAAATGTTGCAATCTCACGAGATAAAGTTGCACGAGCAAGGGATAAAACTAGAAGATTTGGAGGATAAGTTAAAATGAAAGAATTAAAGACATTGTGGGAAGCTAATTACAAGAAAGCAAATTTCTGGATTTCGTTGGTCAGCATTTTTTTAATTGGTGCATTGGTATACGCCAAGCTTGCTTTAAAGGTTGATATTTCAGCGGCAGACATTGCCATTTTAGTATCGTCAGTTGGTGCCCTAATTGTTTTTATCGGCAATTTGGTAAACAACAAAATCATTGTGCAGACTGGCGAAAGCCTTGACAGCACTAAGATCACATCAGCTACAGAAGGGATTTCTACTACGGTTGAACAGCTTGAAGCTGAAATCAAAAAACTTAAATCAAGTGCTAATCAAGTAGCTGCCAAAGTTGATGCTACAAAAACTAAAGTCGACGAGGTTAAAACAACTGCTACAGCAATCGCTGATACAGTTGGAGCTACCACTACCGAAAAAGAAAATACTGTTGTAGAGCCGACAATTACAACTTCGATTGGGTCAGTATTGGACACTAATGGAAACATTGCTGGAACAGCGAGTGTTAAAGCTACAGCAACCAAATAAGGGGGCTTAAAATTGAGATTTAAAAAATATTTTTTGGGAGCATTAGCGTTTGCTAGTGCTTTTTTGTTTGCAGTCAATGTCTACGCTGACCGTAGCCAAGGCGTCGACCTTGCTGGCGATTATCAAGGCCAGACTGCTGTATTTGGTCAAGCTAGTGATAAGTTCGCCATTATTCAAATTGGCGGATATTACAACGGTTCATTTCATACTCAAAAATATTATCAATCGCAGGTAGCTTCTACAATTGCGCAAGGGAAACGAGCTCACACTTACATTTTTAGTGAGTTTAGTACACGGGCACAAGCGGATCAGATGCTAGATTACTACTTGCCTAAAATTCAGACGCCTAAAAATTCGATTGTAGCTCTTGATGTTGAGTCTGGCACGCCTAGCACAGATGCTGTTATGTATGCTTTAAATCGCATTAAACAAGCTGGGTATACGCCAGCTTTATACGGCTATCTTAATTTCTTAAAGGCACATTTAGATTTATCCACGATTGCCGACAGTTATCCGCTTTGGCTAGCAGAATACCCAGATTATCAAGTCAGAACTACGCCAGATTATAATTATTTTCCGAGTTATAAAAATATCCATATGGTCCAATTCACCAGCACATACAAAGCTGGCGGGCTGGATGGAGATATAGACTTGCTTAATATCACGAAAAACGGCTACAATGGCACAACTACTAACAATGTTGGAGCTACAACCGTTAAGACTAACTCCACCACAACTGCAATCAAACAAGGCCAGACAGCTAATGCTACATCTAAAAGCAATATTGCAGTTGGATATACGGTTAAGGTTAATTTCTCTGCGTCTAAGTGGTCGAATGGCTACTCTATTCCTAGCTGGGTAAAAGGAAAATCCTATAAAGTTCAGCAGATTTCAGGCAGCAAAGTTTTGCTTGCCGGCATTTTAAGCTGGATTGATAAATCTAACGTTGAGATTTTGCAGACAGCTAAACAGGCAACTTCGACAAGTACAAGCTCATCTGCGTTACCGTCTGGAGTGCACGCACAAAGCGGTACTTTTACACCTAACCAACGGCTGATGGTCTGGCATGGTGCTGGCGTAAGCCCAACTTATAAGTATTACTATGCTGGGGAGTCAATTAAGTATGTTGGCTATATTGACAACTACGCAGCTGGTTATCGCTATATCGTGTACAAGGGTGCTAGTGGCAACTGGTGCTATGTTGCTGATAGGCACTTGCGGCCTAACTACATGCTAGGATATGCTAGATAAAACAAGCCAGCTTCGGCTGGCATACATAAAAAGCCTACTCGATTAATTTCGGGTAGGCTTATTTTTTTATTCTATAAAAAGAGCCTTATGTAGGCTACAAGGCACAACACAAGGCAAACTCAAAACACTAAACGACTATACGCTAAAAAACAAGTTTTGAAGGATAACCGGTCCTTCGAAACAATTCAATGCTAATCTCACAAGTTATCTTATAATTAAATTTGCTGCATGTCAATTAATATTATAATATTATAATATTTTATCTTGTAATGATTCATGGTAAAATGAGATCGGTTGCTGAAATGTCTAACCATCATTTCGATACTGTAGCCAATTGGAGCAATTCAAATGTTAATCTCACTTTTAGAACAACTAGCTGTTGGCGTTTTGGCTGGTGTTCTTACTGACGTTATCTCTAGTTTACTACATAAGTAGTTTCTAGATAACTAATTAGCTTTCTAGTGGCCGAAGACAACACTGGGAAGCTTTTTATGTATGAGGATAAAAGCGTTCATAGTTACATCTCACATATTAAATTAAGTATATTACAATTTTACCGTTTTTTGTTAAGCGCCAATGTTTACGCGCGTTCTACTGCGATTTCAAACTTTGGTCGGGCAGTTATATGCTAGCTTGCAAAATAGAGTGCATAAGAAAATAGCCGATCACAATCGACTAATAAGAACAGTTTGAGTTGACCATGACTTGACCCACAACAAAACATATCTGCAGCGTATCTATGCCTTATTAAAAAACCGAAATCTTGTTGTAAGAGGCTGATACATTGCATAATCG